AGTGGATGCGATTTTCGATACGCGCGATCCACTCTGCGTCCGGCGTCGTCAGGCAAATGCCTTTGATCATCAACGCGCACGCTGTAATCGCCGCGCTCTTTTGCGCGTCGGTCGGGCTCGGCACTGCTTCTTCATTGCTCATGGTCTCGTCCTCAGATTCGCCGGCCGCGCGTGCCGCGTTGTTCGTTGATCGCCATCTTTCTCAGAATGGCCGCTTCGAGGTCGATCCCTTGCCACTGAGCCAGATCGAAGGTCCGCAGCAGAATGTCCGCGAGTTCCTCGCCAAACGCCTCGGTGGGTTCTTCCCCGCGGCATTCGTTGACTGCTTCGCCGACTTCCGATGCGATCAGCGCCAGTGCTTCAAGTACAGTCTTGTTATGCCAGCCCATGCGCTCGACCCAGTCGTACTGGCGGGCGCAAAGTTCATTGATTGTGCTCATGGTCTCTCACTCCTTGTTCGGTTGCTTCGCGCGCTGCGCGGATGGGGTTAGGCGAACTCGAAACCACGCTCGCGGATGCGATCGCGCTGGAGGGCTTCGTATGCCGGGTTGAGTTCGCAGCCAATGAACTTGCGGCCGAGCCGCGCGGCTACTTGGCCGGTGGTGCCGCTGCCGAAAAACGGGTCAAATACGATGTCGCCGGCGCGCGAGCCGGCCAACACGCATGGCTCGACGAGCGCCTCGGGGAAAGTGGCGAAGTGCGCGCCGGGGTACGCCTCGGTGGCGATCGTCCACACACTGCGGCGGTTCGCCGTGCTCAGGTCATAGTCGCTGTCGGCGCGGTCTGGACGGTGCGTGCCCATGGTCTGGCCTGGATGTGCGACGGCGCGCTTGCTGTCTTCGCGCTTGAATGTGTCGCGAGCCGTGCGGCCCTTCTCCCGCCCCTCGGGATGAAACGAACCGTGAGCGCCAGCGCCAGTATTCCAGCCATCAGGCATCTTGTAGGCAGCGCGCCGATCGCCATCGAACGTGTCGTAGCTCAGTTGCGTCGTTTTCGCAGAGGCCGGTGTCCGAATGGCTGCTTGATCGTAGTAGTAGCGGGGGCTCTTAGTGAGCAGGAACAGGTACTCGTGAGCTTTCGTGCAGCGATCACGTGTTGACTCGGGCATCGGGTTTGGCTTGTGCCAGATGATGTCTTGGCGCAGATACCAGCCGGCATCCTGCAGCGCGAAGGCGAGACGCCACGGCTGGCCCATCAAGTCTTTAGCCTTCAGGCCGGTAGTGCGCTTGGAGCGGCCAACGCCGCTGTCGCCGTGAAGCGCTGCCACGTGCTTTCCGCCAGTTGATCCGCCCCATTTGCCGTCGTTCGCGTACGCGTCGCCCATGTTGACCCACGCAGTACCGTCATCGGCGAGCAGCTCGCGGCACAGTTCGAACACACCGGTGAGAGTGTCGATGAATTCGCGTAACGTCGGCTCATGACCGATCTGACCATCAACGCCATAGTCGCGGAGCCCCCAGTACGGCGGCGACGTTACGATCGTTTGCACCTTCACGCCGTCCGCGATCATTGCGCGCATCGTGTCGCGGCAGTCGCCAAAGTGGCACTTATCTATCCAGTTGTTCATGTCTATGCCGGTAACGTGGTGGGTCAGGCGGCTTCGGGCGTGATCTTCACGCGGAAGCGGCCCTCATCCAGGTTGACGATGATTTCCGTATCACCGATCGCCAGCAGGTGGGCGACCGCACCGTTGATGCACTGCGCGGTCACGTCCTGCTTGCTCGTCGCTACGCCATTTTTCGAACGGCCGACATAGATCCGATGCGTTAGCGGCGACAGCCACATTTCCAGATTCGCGCTCATGCTCGCCTCAATAGAAGGGTTTATTCGTGTGGCGCATAAACGCCGGATATTCGTTTGGCAGATACAGTGTGTCTACTTGCGCTTTATCCGCGCGGTGACGATGCCTAGAAGCACACCCACTGCTACCGCTCCCAATACGGAGAGAGCGAACCATTCGAGACCGGACATTCAGGTGACTCGCTTGAACTCGACGACCCAGACCCAAGGGTTCGCGGCCCACGACTCGGCGCCGTTGATCTGTGACCACAGGCCCGAGAACCAGTGACGCGGGTCGTCGCCGGCCGCCATGTTGGGGAACGGACAACCTTCGTCCGTGGCATCGCCGCGGCTGATTGCCTGCAAGCGCTCGACCCGCACGCCAGTGACTTCGAGCGTGATGCGCGACGCCCAGCGCGGCATGTGAATGGAAGGGCGCCACGGCTCGCTATCGCGCTCCTGCGTCGCCTGGTACTCGACGCGGCGGCAATACTCCTGATCCGGCACATATCGGGCGACACCGAGCTCCATCGACTTGCCCGGCGGATTGATGTCGACAACGCCGCGCCACGTCTCGCGCACCCACAGACGGTCGCCGGGTTGGCCGTAAGGGCAGAACTGCAGCATGTCTCGGATGCACCATTTATCGGACGGCAGGATGCCGCGTGCCGGACGACGCTCCCAATACGCACCGCCGACCCAGCCGGTTTGCTCGACTGGCTGCGGCTTCACGACGCGCCGCGTCTGCGTCTTGCTGCCGTCGAGCAGAGCGCGCACCATCGGGCCGCTGAAGAGGATCGGACGTTCTTTGATAGTCATTTGCTGCCCCGATATGTTTTGGTCAGGTCGCGATTGACGACGTGGCCGCGCCGGCGCACTGCATTGGCGAGGGCCGCGCGGTCGTGGTGGCTGCTCGGTGCTTGACCCAGCAGCCCGAAATAGCTGTTCGACACTGAAAGGAAATCGGCCGGATCAACCTTGCCGACACGGCGAACAGCCTCGTTGACCGTGCGGCGCCGCGTCGTGCGGCTCCATGGCTTGATCACTTGCCCGACGAAGTCGACGCCTCGTGCAATCGGCTGCAGGATCGTTTTCTTCGGATTGAGCTGAACGCCCAGGCGCGCCGGCAGAAACGCACCGACGTCGGCCAGCACCGCGTTCAGCCAATTCGGCGACTCATGCAGAAAGACGAAATCGTCCACGTACCGGACGTAGTGCCGGGCGCCGAGGTGGTGCTTCGCGCGTTGGTCGAGCACATCGAGATAGACGTTCGCAAAGAACTGGCTCGACAGGTTGCCGATCGGCAAGCCGCGGTTCGCGGTCTGCTCCATCAACCGCTTGTGCTGCGGAACGCGGTCGAGCGAAGCCCGATCACCCAGGAATTCGAAGTCGGTGCGCGGATCGTGCATCAGCACGAGCTCGGTCAACTCGGCCCAGAACGGCTCGCGGATCTTCACAAGCAGCAGGTCCAGCACGATTTGCTTGTCGATGCTCACGAAGAAGTTGGCGAGGTCGCACTTCAGGTAGTACGCCGGGCGTTCCCAGTTCTGCGTGATCGAGCGCAGCTTCGCTTCTAGGCGTCGCGCGGCGTACAGCGTGCCGCGGCCCGGGATGCATGCGCATGAGTCCGCGATGAACGAGCGCTCGAAGCGCGGGCCGATCCGGTTGTAAATCAGGTGGTGCACGATACGATCGCGGAACGCCGACGCCCATACCTCGCGGTGCTTCGGCCGCGTGATGACAAAGCACTTCGAACGGCCCGGTGTGTATGTCCCTGCTACCAACTCGTCGTAGAGCCGGCGCAGGTTGCGTTCCAGGCGAAGTTCGAACGCGAGTGCTGCATTGCTGTTGCGCTTCGTGCGCCGGCAGTCGAGATAGGCATCGACCAGCTCGGCGAACGAAAGCGTGTCTCGATCTGCGGACGGCGCGGGCGCGGAACTCGTTGTTCTGGTGGTTGTAGTTCTGATTGCCGTTGTTGAAGTTCTGATACCAGGCCCAGCCGGAAATATCGTGCTATCTACGTCGCCCGACCGATTGCTCAGTTGGGAAACTGCGCCAGACCGTGCCGCACGCTGGCGGCCGGTATCTGCGATGCGCATGGCGGTGGCCTCGTGAGCCAGCGGCACGACCAGATTGATTGATCGCTCAGTCATGGCGGCCTTGACCTCCACGAAGCGGGCGATGTGCGGCGTTCTTCCACCCGTTGGCCTGCTTCCCGATGCTGGTCGTTTGCTCGACGGACCCGGCATACGCAGCGCGCGAGATGAGCCGCTTATCCATACCGAGGCGTAAAAGCAACTCGATCACCTGAAGGCGTTCGAGCAGCTCGGTCAGGTGCAGAGACTTGTCGACGGCGACGTTTGCGCGAAACACCAGCACCATGATCTCGATGCATTCCGCACTGATCTTCTCGCCGATGGAACGCTTGAAGTCGCGCGGCATGTTTTTGACCATGTCGGTGACGCTATCGAGCAGCGAATAGGCCGCTCGATAAATCGGAAGTTGGGTGTGCAGGGCCACGATGGTTTAAATGATCAAATTACTGAAGGGATAAATCTGCGGACGGCGCGGGCGCGGAACTCGTAGCCCTGGCGGAAGCGGTACTGAAGGCCGCGGGTGAAGAGCTGAAACCAGGCCCAGCCGGACTCCGATTCATGCGCCTCAGCGGACCAGTAAGCGCGCTCTTCGAACTCGCCCTTCAGGTTCGCGAAAAGCAGCGACTGCTCGCGGCGCGTGGGAAGTTCTCCACCTTTCTCGGCGGCCCATTCCTTCGCAGCCGACCACGAGACATCGCCCACGTCGCCCGGCAGCAGGATCAGGTGGAGCGCCGGCGAGCCGTCTTCGCCGAGCACGGCGCCGGCGTAGCGCTCACCCGGCGCCAGCGGAATCGTCACGGCCGGAATGCGGAATTCCGTTGCACGCGGCTGCTTCCTGAACTCGGCGATCAATTCGCTGATGCGGGACTGTTCGGCCTCGATGGCTTCAAGCGTGATGGTCATTACGATGCTCCGCTGTAAATGGGCAAAGGGTTAAATGGACAATCTGCGGACGGCGCGGGCGCGGAACTCGTCGCTCTGGTGGTGGTAGCTCTGACTGCCGTCGTTGCAGTACTGATACCAGGCCCAGCCGGAATAGCCGGGGTCGCTGTCGGGTGTGTTGGACCAGTAGGCAACCTTCTTGAACTGGTCGCGATGCTGCTCGTAGGCGATCACGAGTTCGGCGCGCGTCGGCAGGTCGCCGCCGATGCTTTTCGCCCAATCCATCTGAGCGTGCCAGGACGCGTCGTCGTTGTCGCCGGGCAGCAGGATGGTGTGCGTGACATCGCCATTTGCATTCACGAAGCCACCGAGGTAGATTTCGCCTTCGGCGAGCGGGGGAATCTGAAGCTGTTGCATGACAATCCTTTAAAAAAGATGGGCCGATACAGCGCCCACGAAAGCCGCGGCTTGGGGGCCGCCGGACCGAGAGTTAATCGCCGACGCGCGGATAGTGCGCATCGCATTCGTGTTCGAACTCACGCTCGCGCGGCGTGCGCGGCAGGAACGGATCTGCTGCATCTGCCTTCTTCGCTGCCTGCCCCATGCGAATCGCCGTACAGGCCAACAGCAAACACAGGACTGCTAAACACAGAATGATGTTCGAGACCATGGTGAGCCTTTACGGGATCAGGTGTTACGCATCGAAACGCGGACGTGTTCGGTTTCAGCGTCATCCCACTTCTGAGCAGCGCCCAGAATCAGGACGATCACGACGAAGGCGGCACACATGCGCAGGCAGAATTTCAGATCGGCCATGTCAGCACCCCGGCGCGGTATGCCGAGCACAGGAACCAGACACAGCCGATTGCCGCGCCGTAGGCGAGAGCCATGCCGCATGCGCGAGCCATGCGGCTGTGCGTGCGGTCGCATGCGTGAAGCAGGGCGTTATCGCAAGCGATTCGGTTCACTTTTCGCCTCGCGTGAAGTAAGCGAGCTCGTCGAGCGGCCGTGTCTTTTCAGTGTGTTGAGGCTGATTGGTCTGCATCTCAATATCTCCCGTCACCGCGGCAAGACTTCTTTGCCGCGAGCGAAGGCAACCTGAATACGCGCCTTCGGACAATGGGCCAGATCAGAGAGGGCGAGGACTACGACGGTTCGGCCGAGCTGCGCGACGAACCGGCAATGGCCGTCGAGGCTTTTAGTTGCAGCACGATGCATGGCTTTTCTGACGTTCATCTCTCACTCCGGTGCTCTGGTGGTGTGTGAGATGCGCCCTAAGTACTGGAGACTGATCTGATCAATCTCCACCGCTTAGGGCACTTCGCACGTCCGCGCTGTCATCCAGCGCTTGAGAGATAGTATAGAAAAACTAGACAATAGAAGTCAAGAAAATATAGACAAGAAACCCGAGGGAATTTGTAACAGACAAAAAAGCCCGCTTAGAGCGGGCTATCTTGACGAAGGAACATGCTCCTACGTTATTGGAGGATCGCCGAGCCGTATGTCAAGGCGCCCCGCAGGCCATTCTTCATCGCCGAAATACGCTACTGCGCTCAGCGGTGTAGTGGACCCGATGTTGAAGGGAGTGAGAAGAAAGTTGAATGTTACGGCAATATTCTCCGGGCGATCTTCCCTCGGGTCCGTAGTGAATTGCCCCTTGATCTGCTCGAGCATGTCAGAGGCAATCTGCTGCGACCCGACCACGTCTCCCTGATAAAAGAGCTTCGCGGCAAGGGGCACGGACGCATGATTTTTAGGAACGACGAGCGTGACCGTCACGCAGAGCTTCGGCAGCGTGATCGGAACCTGCTCGACGAACATCTGACCCGTATAGATACCCATGAGGGAGATTTTATTGCCGACCTCGAAGCGCAGATCGTCGCAAAATTGCGAATAGGCAAACTTTTTGCCGCTCATAGGGTGCCCACGATCATCGTCGAGGCCGTTGACGCCTTCTCGATTTTCACAAGTGGCCTAAGTTCGTCCAGGCTGACGCCCAACGCGTCGGCAATGGCAACCGCTGTGCTGAGTTGAATTGACAGTTTGCCACCCTCGATCTTCGCTAGATGGGGCTGAGTAATCTGTGCCGCTCGGGCCAATTTATGCTGCGACAAGCCCGCTCTCATCCGGAGTCTTGCGACGCAGTTTTGGTCCTGGGCAAATAGTTCGTCCGCGAGCTCACGACGGACTTCGGCCATTCGAGTGCCATAGGCCTCGTGCGCTTGTTCCTGCATGGCACTGTAGGCAGCCCGCGGCAACCTTCCGGTTCGGGCCGAGCGCCGCTCTCCTTGCGGTCCGGCGTGAGCCGCGACTTTTAAGGAGGGGGCGCTGGCGGGAGTCGCCCCACTAGCGTCAAACGAGGGGGATCCCGATTTGGTCGTACTCGGCGAGTACTCGTACGCTGATATGGTGATCGCGCTCATAGTCGTAATGGATACGTCTGTCGTAGTCGGGGGAGGAGCGAGGCAACTTACGGACTATTGCTAGAACGTGGAATTCATCGACCTCTGCATCGAACGCATACAACATCCGATAAGCGGGTGCGGCAACGGTTGGCCGCATCCGGTACATGTTATAACCGTCCTCCAGCATCCATTCAATCGCGCACGAGTTGAAGAACGGTCGGTCAAAGTTTCTGTCCTGGCGGCGCTGCGCGAGCGCCCACATGGCATCTTCTCGTGAACCAAGCTCATTCAGAAAAACGTCAATTCTGTCACGATCGCGCTGCCCCCATTCTCTGCGAATGAGGGCCATGTCGGCCGCAATGTGCTCTCCGTCGAAAAGTGCTGGCACTATATCACGCAGTATATAAATGCAGTTATCGGAAGTTCAAGCCCTGCACTTTAGGGCCCGAGCAACAAGTGTGGTGGTACCCACATAGCATCAGTCAGGGCGCCACATCGACTTTTTAGCGATACCGGCCACGTAATGCATTTTGTCGATCTCATCCTCATGTAGAACGACCTTGCCATGCGCCTCATTGATGGATAGAAGCGTGTAGCGGCCACCGGTCTTGTAGGCCAGCTCCTTCACCATTACTCGACCATCCTTGGACTTGACGATGACCTCCTCGCCCGGCTGAATCGGGTGATTAGGTTCGATGATTACGAATTCACCATGCTTGATCCGCGGCCTCATCGAGTCGCCGGAGCATTCGATCGCATACGCATCAGGGTCGGACGTTGGCCAGTCAATATAGCCATCGCCGTGGCCGACCGGGTATTCGATGTCGGCCCAGAATCCGTTGTCGCCAAGTTGCGCCATTCCTACCACCGCTAGTCGCTTCCGCTTCCCGAGGCCTTTGGGGCGGAATTCATCGTTGTACTGGATAGCGGCCTTTTTTTGACCCACTCGGGCCAGCACCCAGGCGCTGTTGTAGCCAAAAGCGGTTTGGATAGCCACAGCGTCCTCAACGCTGATTGCCGCGCCTTTTAGCCACGACTCCACCCTCTCAAGCGGGACCGCGGCCTTTTCTGCAAAGGCGCTGGCATCCATGCCCGTTTCCGTGAGCATCTCCTGCACGCGCTCCGCGACATCCTTGCTATCCAGTGCGCTGGTGCTGCCGATGCTTGGCTGAGAGTCCGGCATCGGGCACTTCGTGACTACCGAAATCTCTTGGATCTGAGCATAGCTCGGCTCGTGCCTGCCGTTTTCCCAAGCAGACACGTTTCCTTTGGTCACACCGAGCTTTTCGCCGAGCTGCTCTTGTGTTAGGTCGGCTTTCTTGCGGGCGGACCTGATCCAGTTTCTCATTTCCATGCGCGGAGGGTATAGGAAATCTAAACGATTAGGGTCTCGTTTTTCTTTACTTTTTGGTCTAGCAAATCTATACTTGGTCGGAAGCTCACTCATTGCCCGACCTCCAAATGACCAAACACCCCATCGCGATTGCCGCGGCTACTGTCGGTGGCTACAAGGCACTGGCCGACATCCTTGGCGTCACGAAGGGCGCGGTTCATCAATGGATGTCTCCCGACCGTCAGGTGCCCATCGAGCACTGTACGCCGATCGAGCAGGCGACTTCCGGTGTCGTGACTCGTCAGATGCTGCGCCCGGACGACTGGGAGTCTATCTGGCCTGAGTTGTCCGCCAAAAATGGTGGTTCTACCACCGACCGGGCGGCCGCAAGTGACGACGCTCAGCCGCCGGCGGGGAATGTGAAGCGCAGCGACAAGATGGCTCGAATGGTTGCTTAGCTGGGTCATGTTGTTCAAAGGGGTCTTGGGACCCCTTCATTTGGCACCCCCGCAAAGTAGTAATCCAAGTTGTAACCCGATGAATTTTTTCAACCGAGGTAACTAGATGCAGACGCAACAAACGCCGCACAAGGCTGCTGCACATAGCCTTAGGCCGGAGCGTGACGCGCCGGCGCCGCGCTTTTTGCCTGATGAAGAGATCGCTGGCTGCGCGTCTTTTCGCGATGCCGTTTGGCTGGGCTGGGAAAACCGGTCCGTTCGAGGCATGACGAAAAGAACGCTGGCGGAGTTGTGTGGCCTATACGCGCCGCACGTCACCAACTTCGTGAACCCCCAGGCGTTTGATTCGAAGGGGAAGAAGCGGGCGAATTGGCCGGCCGATAAGGTCGACGAATTCGAGCGTGTCGTAGGCAATCGTGCGGTCAGCCAGTGGTTGGCGGACCGTGCCGAATTGACCATTTTGGAAAGGATGATCGCCAACAAGAGGTGATATGGACGATGAGGTAGCACTCTCGAAAGTCCAGGGGGCATTCGAACAAGCAAAAAGCACGGTCGGCAACGACACTTACAAATTACGGGAGGAGATCAAGAAATTAAGGACCGAAGATCCGGAATTGTTCGAGGCATTCAAGCAGGTCGGACAACTGATGGTGCAGACAGAGCAGGGACATTGAAGTACGGCGCCGGTCAGACCGGCCGGCGCATTAAATGGGTTGAATCGACACATAAGCCTCTTGCGAGCCAGGCGTCTTATGTCCCGATTTAGTACTCCTACCGGAGCCCATATGGAAGCGAGCTTTTACAGCGAACGCTCAGGCCGTCGTGTCGCCGAGACGCAGCAGGACGCCTATCACGCGCTGACGAATCGCCAACTGTCGGAATCACACTTGCGGATCATGGCGCTCTTCACGTCCGCCGACGTGCTGATGACGCGCGAAGAAATCGCCATCCGCGCAAAGATGCTAGTTCCGACCGTTTGCGGTCGCACACGCGAATTGCTCGATGCAAACCGCCTGCAAGTGCGCGGCACCCGTAAAGAGTCGGACCGACGCAGTCGCCAGCAGCTGATTAGGCTGCCGGAGTCGCAATGAGCCACAGAACATCTGAAATGACTCAGGAGCGCTTCGCCGACTGGCTCGTCAAGAGTCTCGGCGAAGCGTTTGGCATCGCACCTGAAGTCCTTGAGCACGGTCGACGGACCTGTCTGTCGTGCGGCGCTAAGCAATCCAAAGACGGCTCTCTGCCGTGCGGCCACTGAGAATCCTATGAGCATTCATCTCGTCAACCTCGCTTGGCAAAAAGACCTGCGCGCGGCACAGAAGATCGTGCTGATGGCGCTTGCAGACGCCGCAGTGCAATCGACCGGCGAGTGCTTTCCGTCTGTCCGCGTGCTGTCGGCCAAATGCGGGCTGTCTGCATCTGCCGTGCGCACGCAGATCAAAGCGCTTGAGACGGCTGGGCTGGTCGAGATCGTTGCGCGCGACGGAGCGAACCTGTACCGCGTGAAGCTGGGGGTCGCAGCGTGAGCATCAAGGTCATGGACAAGGTCTGGGATCGCTATCCGGAAGGCGGTGGCGAACTCAATCTCGCGCTAAAGCTGGCTGACTACGCCGACGACGACGGCACACACATCTTCCCGAGCATCGAGACGATGGCGACGAAGACGCGTCAGTCCGAGCGTGCAGTGCAGTACCAGATCAAGAGAATGATCAAACGCGGCTGGTTGATCCTCGTCGCAAACCAAGGTGGCGGGCGTGGTCGCGCTCGCGAATACCGCATCAACCCCGAATGGATAAAGGGCGCAGACCTTGCACCCATTTCCGCTGGCTCAAAGGGCGCAGATTCTGCACCGAATGGAAAGGGAGAAAACGGCGACACAAAGGGTGCAACTGGCGACACAAAGGGTGCAACTGGCGACACAAACGGTGCAAACGACGACGCTAAAGGGTGCAATAGCTTTGCACCCGACTCGTCAGGAACCACCAAGGAACCGTCAGAGAACCGTCAAGGCGCGCGGCGTGCGCCGCGAATTGCGTTGCATGCCGAACTTCTGAACATCGATTTACCTGCTTGGCTGCCTTTCGAATCGTGGGACATGTGGTGCGAACACCGCGAGGCGAAGGAAAAGAAAGCGGATGTTCCGTGGACGCGTCCCGCATCGGTGGTCTCGCTGAAGAAACTGGGGAAGCTGCACGAACGTGGCCTCGATGTGGTCGCGGCGATCGAGGAATCGGTGTTGCGCGGCTGGACCGGCATCTGGGAAACGAAAGACGAGGCCGCGGCTGCTGCTGAGGGTTCCGCGCCGACCGATTGGCACAAGTCGAATGCGGGCGTATCGGAGCAGGGCAAGCGGCTCGGCATGTCGCAGAAAGAGGGCGAAGTTTTCATGCGCTTCAAGGCGCGCGTCGTGAAGGCGTCGGGCCCGGGCGAATGGATGGAAGACATGCTGCGCGACGCGGCGCGATTCGGTGCCGAGCAGTACGACGCTCTGTACGGCTACTTCAACGACATTCCGCGCGAGAAGGTTGCGCAAGCGGAGGCCGCATGACGAGCCGCTCGAACGCACTCCGCTACCCGGAAGGCACGACGAAGGTCGGCACCGCGCGCGTGCGCGAAGACAAGACGATCGGCCGCAGTTTCGCCGAGCGCGAGTTGATGCGCCGCACAGGCAATGCGCCGCACAGCACTTTCGACGAAGTTGCCGACGGCATCTCAGCGAGCGTCAAGGCATCTGCGGCTATCGCTGCACAGATCGGCCAGCCGGCGCCGCTAGAGAACGCGATCAAGCGCCTGACGAAAACCGCAGGCACGGCGAAGGCGCCGAAGTACCGCAACCAGAAATGCGAAAGCGGCGGCATCAAGTTCGACAGCAAGCGGGAAATGATGCGCTGGCACGACCTGATGCAGATGCAGGTGCGCGGCGAGATCAGCGATCTGGAATTGCAGGTGCCGTTCGTTCTGGCTGAGCCGGTGGTGATCGCGGGCCGCAAGCGCCCGGCGCTGCGCTACGTCGCGGACTTCGTCTACGAGCAAGACGGCAAGACGATCGTCGAGGACGTCAAGGGTCGCGTCACCGAGGGATACCGGATCAAACGTCATTTGATGGCCGCGCGCGGCATCACGATCAAGGAGGTTAAGTAAATGGGCGGCAAGCGATGGAGCCCCGAAGAAGAAGCGACGCTGGCTGCGATCGCGAAAGAAGGCGTGCCTCTCATAAGCCAAATGCATCGGCTTCCGGGTCGCACGTGGGAGGGGGCGAAGGGCCATGCAACGGAGTTGGGTTTTCGCTTTTCGGAGGCCTCTATATGGACCGATGCGGAGCGCGCAATCCTTCGCGAAATATACGCCGGCAAGGAATCGATCAAATTGGGTGTCTCGCGTCGGCTGACCGGCCGGTCCTATGCATCCGCCAAGGCTGAGGCGAGCCGGTTGGAAATCACTGGATCGCCGCCGCGCAGTGAGCGCACCGGTTATTCGTGGATTGACCGATCAATCGAGGCACTTCTTGTCGCTGGCGCACAGATGACTGTAAAGCAGCTCGCAAAGCAGATCGGTGCGCAGGTTCAGTCGGTTCATAACCTTCTGTCGAAGATGCGCGGCACGAAGTATCGCATCGCCGAATGGACGCGCGAGACGCTCACCGGCGACTGGGCCGCGCGCTGGGAATTGGGAAGTGGGCCGGATGCTCGTCGCCCTGCTCGGATGACAGCGACCGAGTGCTGCCGCGGGTATCGCCAGCGGCTTCGCATGCGCGCCGGCGCAGCCAATCCGTTTGCTTCTCTCGTTCAGCAGGTGGCCGCATGAAACTCGCAGACCGGATCATCGCGCGCGTGACACGCCGCGCCCCAGACGTCGTGATAGGCGACCGCACCAACCCGTATTTGATTCGTTGGTGGGTCATCCCGCGCAACCGGTTCTTCAACGTCTACCTGCATCGCTTCCTTCGCAGCGATGACGACCGCGCGCTGCACGATCACCCCTGGACAAACCTGTCGATCCTGCTGCGCGGCACGTACGTCGAACACACGATCGCGGCGGGCGGCGTCAACGTGCGCACCGAGCGCCGCGCCGGCGCGTGGAAGCTTCGAGTGTTCGGCAGCGCGGCCCACCGGCTGGAATTGGTAGACGGCGAGTGCTGGACGATCTTCATCACCGGCCCGCGCTACCGCGAGTGGGGCTTTCACTGCCCGCTGGCGGGTTGGGTGCATTGGAGGCGGTTCACGGCCGCCGACAACCCCGGCGAAATCGGCAGGGGATGCGGCAAATGACGTGGAACTCGACATTCAAGAAGCCGGGTAAGCGCATCGAGCGAAAACCGTTCAAAGCGCAGCTCGACCGCAACACGCAGACGCTGGTGCGCAAGAGCGCGATGAAGTCGAAGAAGAAGCGTGTCACGGTCGCAGAGGGTTCGAAGTATCTGGCGGCATGCAAGGGCGAGCCGTGCTACCTGAATGTGAAGTGCGCGCGGTGCGATTGGGCAGATCCGACGGTTGTGCCATGCCACGACAACCGGCTGAGCGCAGGGAAGGGGATGGGGCTGAAGGCGAGCCATGAACGAACGCTGCCGGGCTGCATGTTGTGCCATGCGTGGCTCGATCAAGGTCCGGCGCCGCGCGAAGAGAAGTTCGCCAGGTTCGATGCCGGGTTTGCGCGATGGGAACCGCGGCGCGCGAGAAAGATGGGATTCGAAATGCAGGAGGCAGCTTGAATACACCTTACGTGAAACGGTTTCAGATGAACACCCAAGGCCGCGACTTTGCCGTCGGCGACATCCACGGCTGTTTCGGCCTGTTGCAAACAGTGCTCGACAGCAACGGTTTCGATGCAGCGCGAGACCGGCTGTTCTCGGTCGGCGATCTGGTCGACCGCGGCCCGGATTCTGAGGCGGCCCTCGAATGGATCGCAAAGCCATGGTTCCACGCGGTGCAGGGTAATCATGAGGATATGGCAATTCGCTACGTGAATCCCGGCCAGCGTGACGCTGCTCACTATTTGATGAACGGCGGCGCATGGCTGGTCGGCATGCCGCCGCACGAGCAGAGCGAGTACGCGCTTGGACTCGCCACGTTGCCCTACGCGATTGAAGTAGAAACGGCTGACGGCCTCGTCGGCATCGTTCACGCGGACGTGGCCGGCGAGACGTGGGCCGAAATGGTGACTCATTTCGCCAACGTGACCAGCAACAACAAGCTCAAGGCGATCACCAACCATTGCCTGTGGGATCGTCAGCGCGTCCAGTCCGAAGACGTATCAGGCGTGCCCGACGTTCGCGCCGTGGTCGTCGGGCATACGCCGCTCAAACGTCCCGCGATCCTCGGCAACGTGTACCACATCGACACGGGGGCGGTGTTTCGCGACGGGTACTTCACGCTGCTCGACCTGGCCACGCTGGTGACTATCCCACCGCGCGCTAAGGCGCTCACCTGGGAGGCAGCGTAATGCAGTTGTTCGTGAACGTGCCGCTGAAATCGACGCGCCGTGTGCGCGGGCGGCTTCAGTCGAACTTCCATAGTGCGTGGTTCAACGTCGTGCGGCTGTATGGGCCCGAGCAGACCGATTGGTATCGCGGATTGGGCCGTGGCTATATCTGGGCCGACATCGAATTGCCCGACGACCTTCGCGAGCATGTGAGCGTTGCAGGGATCAAGGACGACGGCACGATCCGCGTGCAGGTATGGGTGAACACGCATCGAAAGACGCTGGCGGCGTTTCTCGCCAGTGGTGATCCGGAATGGGACGTTAAGGAGATGGCATGAGCAACAGACCGGTAATTCCGCAGCCGCGCCCGTCGCGCCCACCGTCTAACTTCGGCTGGACTATTCCGGTGCTGGTGGTGGAGATCATTCTGATGGGCGTCGTTCTGCTGTGGATTAAAAAATGAGCGCACACGCATACATCCAATACGCCGACGTTCCGGACGCTCTGACCGAGTCGAGCCGGCAATGGGTCGACAGCATCACGCGCGAGAAGCTTGTCTCGTTCGATGATTGTCCGCTGATCGGCCATATCGATGTCCTGAACGATGGACGCATTCAGGTCGAGTTCGCATGGCCGAAGCTTGCCACCTTGCGTTATGCGCTGGGCGATTGGCTGATGCACCACGGCATTCACTATATGGTGGTCATGTGAGCACGACGACACAACGACTCAAAGGCGGCGAGCTCGCCAAGCTCGCTGGCATGTGGTCGAACGAACAGGCGTTCTGGGACTGGGTGGCGCTGATCCAGGAAAACCCCTGCCACGGCCCCCAAGACGCGGCCGGCTTCATCCGCGCTGTATGCGGTGTCAACAGCCGCGCGCTGCTCGATCACGACGCTGCGGCGCGCGCCAAGTTCGACCAACACATTCGCAAGCCCTACGCGAAGTACCGCGCATCGGTGGGCTGTGTATGAGGCTCGCCGAGCAACGCGATCCGATGATCATCGTGCAGGAGAGGCAAGACGCGACATGCGCGGGTTGTCGGAATTTGGACCGAGACTACACGCCAGGCTTCCGCAAGTTCACATGTCGCAAGGGCCAGCAAAAAGCGCAGCAAGACGTATTTAAAATGATTCGATGCAACAAGTACCGCACGGGGGATAGATGAGCGACTTCAAGAACTTTGAGCACCGCCTGGACAACTGGGGTAGCACCGTGCGCTCGCCCAAGTTTCACAGTGGCGTGTGCGCTCAATGGGCGCACATGTGCGTTGCACTGCGCGATGGTGCCAATCCGCCATCGGCCGTAACGCCGGTCGAGAGGGACGGTTGGATCGTTGAGGCTGCATGGTCCAGCATGCCTGACCACGTGTACAAGTGGGTTCTCAAATACACCTACGTGCTGCGCATGTCGCCGGTTCAAGTGCAGACGCGCATGCGGAAGACGCACAAGGCGAATTTGAGAGGCCGCCCGTTCGATTTGGTTCTGGCAGAAGCGCACGCCGCGATCTCGAAACGCATCTCGACACTGACAACAAATCAGATCATCAAAAATATTCGGAAAGATGGTTGTAAACCCGAGAAAGTTGTTCTATGATCTGCACCAGATTACCGAATCCGCCCCGCGCGTGAGCTTTTGTTTCCCGGTTGGGAGGCATAGGCGTCGGTAGAGAAAGCCCGCTAAGCGAAAGCCAGCGGGCTTTTTTGTGCTCCTCTTCATTGTCACCGTGGTGGTGAGTGGCTAGTATTGCTACTCCCCCGCGGTGATCGCGGATTCCGAGGAGACTATAAAGTGAATATCAGTGGATTTTACGAAGTGGACTTTAGCGCGGTGACGCAGGGCGCGAAGGGTGTTGTGTTCGTCGACGCGGGGCAGGTTCACGGCGCTGACGATCAGTACTTATATTCGGGCTCGATCTCCGGTGAAGAGCAGAAGATTCGTGTCGAACTGAAAGTGAAGGCGTACGCAGCCGGCGCCCAGGATGTGTTCGGGAATCAGTCGCGGCAATTTCAACTCACGCTGGATGGGAAAATCGTCGGTAACGACATTCATCTTGATGGACCCTCTCCGAGCGGCGCCGGCGCGGGAATCCGCATCAAGGCCATTCACCTAGCGCCACCGGGCTTGTTCTGAGTTCGTCAAACAGAAACCCGCTCCGGCGGGTTTTTTGTGCCTTGAGATTGACGCCGCAACGCGTAGGCAGGCTACGCAGAGAACAGCCGGGCGACGTCAATCTGAAGGCGAAGCAACCAGCCGCGCGCGTCGATAGACGGCCACTGCGCCATGCGGGCCGCACGCATCAGCCTTCAACATGTCTCCTCCGCGATGAGAGTCGTCGGATTCGCCCGCTTACGTGCGGGCTTTTTTATTTGAGGCGCTCATGTCTTCGTTCGCGATCAGCGTCTCCGCTGACCTGCAGAAGCTGACGCGATCGCTTAACCAGCTTGAGAAGCAGCAACTGCCGTTTGCTACGGCGCAGGCGCTCATCGCTGTAGCCCGGCGCGTACAGTCTGCTGAGAAGAAGGCAATGCCTGAGGTCTTCGACAGGCCCACGCCGTTCACCGTGAATTCTGTCGCAGTGAAGGGCGCTCGCAAGACCAACCTCGAAGCGGTCGTGTTCATCAAGGACATCGCGGCCGCATACCTCGCGCCATATGAGTTCGGTGGCAATCACAAGCTCATCGGTTCAGGCAAGACCTGGCTCAACCCGAAAGATATGACGTTGCTGAACCAATACGGCAACTTCAGCAGGGCAGCGCTCAAGCGCTTCGAGGGTCGGCCCGATGTGTTCATCGGTTCGGTCAAGACGAAGAGCGGCGAATCGATCGGCGGTGTGTGGCAGCGACCTGCTGCAGTTCAAGCGGTGAAGACGCGCGGCAAGCGCGGCGTCGCACTGCGTGGCATCAATAAGACAGGGCATCTCAAGTTGCTTGTCCGATTCGGCGATGCGCGACCGGTCAAGCAGCATCTGGAATTTGGTGAGCGTGCATTCGAGACCGTTGATGAGGTCTTCGCGGTTGAGTTCGAAGCCGCGATGGCGCGTGCGATTGCGACGGCCAAGCTGGGGTGACCATCCGAGGGCGCACGGCGCTTAGGACGGGGGTGGGGCGCCTCTGGATGGGGTGCGTGTCCCACTATGTGGTGGGTCCCTCCCGCCCTTCTCGCTTCGGGGGCACTGCGCGCGCGCGATCTTTCTCTAGCTACAAACTTTTGAAATTTGGGTAACAGGTAACAAAACCGAGCGATGAATCAAAGCGAGTTCGCGGCACTTCACGATGTAAGTCGAAAGACCGTCACAAAGTGGAAGGAGCGCGGCTGGCTTGTGTTTGCGGGCGATGACATCGACGTCGATGCGTCCAACGCAAACTTGAAAAGATACCGCCGCGACGGCGCGCCGGCTGTTACCCAAAGTGTTACCCAGGCACCCCAGGGTAACAAACGAAAAACTGTTACCCAAGTCGCGAGCGAGGTAACACTCGCACCGGGCGAGAGCGCCGACGATGCTGCTGGCCGGATTCTCACCGGCGCTGTCGAGTTGCTCGACTTCGACGAGGCGCGATGCTTCAAAGAGAACTATCTCGGGCTGAAGGCTCAGCTCGAATACGACCGCGATTCCGGTCTGGTCGTCGACGTCACCGAGGTGGCGAAGGCGGTCGGGGCCGAGTATGCGAAGGTCAGAACACGCCTGCTGTCGATTCCCGCGGAACAGGCCCCGCGCCTACACCGGTGTAAGACGCCTGCCGAATTGCAGGACATGTTGCAGGAGATCATCACAGAAGCACTCGAAGAGCTAACCCGTGACGGAGCTGGCAACCCAACATAACGCGCGGCGCTATGCCCGAGGGCATGACGCGTTGTATGCGGGGCTGCTCACTGCTCGCCGGGAGAACCTGCTGCCGCCTCCGAAGCTCACCCTGAGCGAGTGGGCGGAACGGTATGCCGTGCTGTCGCGCGAGACAAGCGCACAGACGGGCCGCTTTCGAGCGTTTGGCTACCAGCGAGGGATGTTGGATGCCGTGACCGATCCATCGGTCGAGAAAATCAGCGTCATGAAGTCAGCGCGCGTCGGCTACACGAAGCTGATGGACCATGCCGTCGGCTACTTCATCCATCAGGATCCGTCGCCGATCCTTGTGGTTCAGCCTCGCGTCGAGGATGCGGAGAGCTACTCGAAGACGGAAATCGCGCCGATGCTGCGCGACACGCCGGTGCTCGCGTCGATCGCTGGCGATCAGAAGGCCAAGAACAGCGATCAGACGATCCTGGCGAAGACCTTCAAGAACGGCTCCAGCTTGACGTTGGTCGGCGCGAACAGCCCGGCCGGCTTCCGCCGGATCACGTCGCGCGTCGTCATGTTCGACGAGGTGGACGCTTACCCGGTCGACGGTGCCGGCAATGAAGGCGATCAGATTGCGCTCGGCACGAAGCGGTCGGAGACCTTCTGGAATCGCAAGATCGTGCTCGGCTCAACTCCGACGGTCAAGGGGTACAGCCGGATAGAAAAGAGCTTCGCGGAGAGTGACCAGCGCTACTACTTCGTGAAGTGCCCGCACTGCGGCGAGCATCAGGTGCTCGAGTGGGGCGGTCCAGATACGCCGCACGGCATGAAATGGGACAAAGACGAGAACGGCAATGGATTGCCAGAGACCGTCTACTACGTCTGCCGTCACAACGGCTGCATCATTAACGAGGTCGACAAGCCCGACATGGTCGCGGGCGGCGAATGGCGTGCAACCAAGCCGTTCGGCGGCCACGCTGGTTTTCACATTTGGGCCGGCTACAGCCTGTTCCCAAATGCATGCTGGTCCAACCTCGTCGCGGAGTGGTTACGCGTCAAGGACGACCCGCTCGCACGCCAGACGTTCATCAATCTGGTGCTCGGCGAGCCATACGAGGACCGCGGCGATCGCGCGTTAAGCGAGGCGCGTCTTGCTGCTCGAACAGAAGTCTGGTCGGCAGAGGTGCCCGACGGTGCCGGCATTCTGACTGCTGGCCTCGACGTGCAGGATGATCGCGTCGAAGCGGAAACCATCGCCTGGGGTCGCAACGAAGAGAGTTGGTCGGTCGACCACGCTGTCTTTGAAGGCGATCCCGAGAGCGTCGAACTGTGGGCGCGCGTTGACGCGTATCTGAAGCGGATCTGGCGCCGTGCCGACGGTCGTGGCTTTGAAGTCATGGGCGCCTGTATCGACTCTGGTGGCCACCACACGCAGAAGGTCTATGAATTCGCGAAGGCGCGGCTCGGTCGACGCATCTGGGCGATCAAGGGCGAGTCGGCGCGCGGGGGTGCCCGTTCACCGGTATGGCCAACGAAGCGGCCTTCGTCGCGCACGAAAGCCACTTTCCGCCCAGTCATCATCGGCGTCAACGCAGCGAAGGACGTCATACGCGACCGTCTGCGCCGGGAGCCGGAAGAGGACAACGGGGTTGTGTCATACCCAGCCGGGTATATGCACTTTCCCAGTGATCGGGACATCAACTACTTCGCGCAGCTCATTGCCGAGCGGTCGGTCACGAAGATCGCCAACGGCCAGAAGTTCCGGGTCTGGGAATTACCGCCGGGGCGTGCGAACGAGGCGCTCGACATCCGCGTGTACGGCTACGCGGCGCTGTGCGGGTTGATGCACATGGGTCTGAAGCTGAACCGTCGCGTCGACCAGGTGCAAGCCGATCCGAGTCAGTTGATCGAGCCAGCACCTGCCGAGCCGACGGTGCACGAGATCAGCGTCACACGTCCGGCGCGGCCAGACGGACCCGTCATCAAGCAGGAAGCTGTCGCGAAGAAATCGCGGATTCGCCGGCTCGCCGGCTGACGAATTGGAGATTTACTTTGCCATGCTTTGACCCGAACAGCAGTTTGCTGGCCGGAATGGATCAGACCGCGCTGCGCGCTTCCCTCGCGGAGGCGCAGCAGATCTATATCCAGTTGAGCACCGGCGCTCAGGCCGAATCGCTCTCGTACACGCAGGGTGATGGGACACGGTCCGTGACGTACACGCGCGCGAACATGGCGCAACTTGCCGCAGCGATCCAACTCATGCAGGCGCAGCTCGGCATCGTCAGAGCGCCCCGCAAAGCACTTCGACTGACATTCTCAAGACGATGATCGAAACGAACGTACAGATCCTTGGCGCGGACGGCCAGCCGTTACCTGCGCGTGGGGGACGTGCGCTCGCGTTGAACAGTTCAGGTAGCATCGACAGCCAGGTTGCCTATGACGCAGCCGACATGGGCGGCCAGCACATGCGTGACTGGCAGCCGTTTCTCTGGTCGCCTGATGGTGAGCTGAATCCGTACCGCGACCGCATCGTGTCGCGCGTGCGCGATCTCGTGCGCAACGATGGCTGGGCATCGGCCGCGGTTACGCGCACACTCGATAACGTGATTGGCGCGGACTTCCGCCCGATCTCGAAGCCAGACTATCGCGCGCTGCAGGCGCAGACAGGGCTCAAGACGTTCGACCACGTTTGGGCCGATGAATTTGGCCGTGCCATCGAGGCAGGCTGGCGCACGTGGTCAGAGGATCCAGGCCGCTTTTGCGATGCGCAGCGCAAGCTGACGATTCCGCAGATGATGCGCCTCGCGTTTCGGCACAAGATCGTCGACGGGGACGCGCTCGGCATGTTGCGGTGGATGCCGCAGCGGCTGAAGAAGGGTGCGCGGTACGCGACAGTTTTGCAACTGATCGACCCAGATCGACTGTCGAACCCGCAGCAGAACTTCGACAAGCAGATCATGCGCGGCGGCGTCGAGATCGACGAAGACGGCGCGCCGGTCGCATATCACATAAGAAAGGCGCACCAGGGCGACTGGTTCAGCGGCAACAAGCAGGTGTCGTGGGAGCGCATTCCCGCTGAGACGGATTGGGGGCGCCCGATCATCGTCCACGACTACGACTTCGACCGCGCGTCACAACACCGCGGGGGCGCCGGCATTCTCACGCCAGTGCTGCAGCGCCTGAAGATGCTGATCAAGTACGACGGCACGGAACTCGACGCCGCGATCATCAACGCGATTTTCGGTGCCTACGTCACGAGCCCGTTCGACAAGCAGCTTGTCGGCGAGGCGCTCGGCGACGGGGAAGAAGAAGCGCTGAACGGTTATCAGGACGCGCGCGCTGAGTTTCACGACAAGAACGAGTTGCGACTCGGCGGTGCGCGTCTGCCGATCCTGTTTCCCGGCGAGACGATCAACACAGTCGCAGCATCCCGCCCGGCTGGCAACTTCGCCGAGTTCGAGAACGCGATGCTGCGCAACGTGGCGGCCGGCACCGGAATGTCAGCTCAGCAGATCAGTCAGAACTGGTCAGATGTGAACTACAGTTCGTACCGCGCGGCGGCGCTCGAAGCGTGGAAGACGTTTGACCGTCGACGCAGCGACTTCGGGCGTGGCTTCGGAATGCCGATTTACGCGGCGTTCATCGAAGAAGCGTTCGATGTTGATGAATTGCCACTGCCCGCCGGCGCTCCAGACTTCATGATGGGCCGCGCGGCGTACACGCGTGCGTGGTGGATTGGGCCGGGCCGCGGCTACGTTGATCCGCTGAAAGAGCGTCAGGGGCAGGCGTTGGGTATCGAGACCGGCATTTCCAGCCTCGAGGAAGAAACTGCGCAGGCGACCGGCACCGACTGGCGCGACAACGCGGACCAGCGTGCGATCGAGGTCGAGTACTACAAGAGCCGCGGCGTGCCGTTGCCGTCGACGCTGGCCGGCACGCCGGCCGAGCAAGTCACAGAGGAACCGCAAGCGCAATGAACCATCTCCTACCGCGGCTGGCGCAGCGTGTTTTCAACACGCCGCTGATGCTGCACCCGCGAAAGGCGGAAATTGTTCTTGCTGCGCTGTCGGAGCGCCTCGGCATCGGGATGATCGGACGGCTGGATGGTTCGACCGTCTCGCCGATGGCGATGGAAGACGACGACTACGGCTTCGCTGAGCCCGGCAACAATCCGCGAACCGGCTATGACATGGTCGGTCCGGTTGCTGTGATCCCGGTTCAGGGCACGCTGGTACAGAAGCTCGGGTCGTTGCGGCCGTGGTCTGGCATGACGGGGTACGACGGAATCCGTCAGAACCTGTTCACCGCGCTCGATGATTCCTCGGTGAAGGCGATCGTGCTCGACATCGACTCGCCAGGCGGGGAGGTCGCCGGTTGCTTCGACATCGTCGATACGATCTACGGCGCGCGCGGCAACAAGCCGATCTGGGCGATCCTGAATGAGTCCGCATATAGCGCCGCGTACGCTATTGCGAGCGCGGCCGACAAGATCTATGTGCCGCGCACCGGCGGCGTCGGCAGCATCGGCGTTATCTGCGCGCACGTCGACATGTCGCAGGCACTCACGAGCGCCGGCATCAAGGTGACGTTCATCACATACGGGGACGCGAAGGCAGATGGCCATAGCGAAATCCCTCTGTCCGACGACGCAAAGCTGCGTTTTCAGGCCGACATCGACACGATGGGTCAGCTGTTCGTCGACACAGTTGCCCGCAACAGGAATATCTCAGCCGCCACGGTTCGGGATACGCAGGCCGCGACGTTCATGGGCGACAAAGGTGTCGCGCTTGGGCTTGCGGACGAAGTGGCGGCGCCAGATGCCGCGTTTCGGGCGTTGATCCAGCAGATCTCCGCCTAAACCACCTCCAGAGGATGTTACACATGAAGCTCTCGAAGCTCGCGAGCGCGATGCCGTTCGCCCATTTCCTCGGCATGCCCAGTGCGGCCGCGGCACGTGCGGAAGAAGACGATGACCGCAAGCAGCGTGATGGCGAGTCGGATGATGACTACGCCAAGCGCATGGAAGAGAAGGACAAGGACGAAGAGGCCGCCCGCAAGGCCGAGGAAGAGAAGGAAAAGGAAAACGCGCGCCGCGCGGAAGAGGGCGACGACGACGCCGACGCTGAAGCCGACGACAAGGACGACAAGGAAGAGGGCAAGCGCGCGGGCCGCGCCGGTGCCGCTCGCCAGCGCGAGCGCGTTCGTTGCGCTGCCATCGTCGCCGAAGGCATCAAGCTTGGCAGCGTAAAGCAGGCATGCTCGCTCGCCTTCGACACGAACATGACCGCTGCTCAAGCGGTCGGTGTTCTGTCTGCTGCAGCGGCGGATCGTGTTGACGGCGCGGGCTCGGTAGCGGCTGCTGCGCCGTCGACGCGTCGCGGCCCGTCGATCGACGAACGCATGGCGAAGGTCGTGACGCCGAATCCCGGTGCATCGGCGCCCGCTGCTGCGGCCCCATCGCTCGCTGAACAAATCCTCGCGGCTGGCAAGTTGCGCCGCGGCGAAGATTAACCCCTCCCCAATCACGGAGATTCACAGATGACTTTGACTGTCACCACGGTTGGGGAGAACCCCCAAGTGCCGTCCGTAACGGCACAAACGTTCGTACCGGATCAGCTCATCGCCGGTCCGAAGCAAATCGTCACGCGCAACGTCACGCTCACGGGCGGTCCGTTCGTGCGCGGCACGGTGCTAGGCAAAATTACGGCGAGCGGCAAGTTCACGGTAGCGCTGGCTGCGTCGTCCGACGGCAGCCAGACGCCGACGGCCATCCTCGCCGATAACGCGGACGGCAGCGCAGCTGACGTCATCGCCGGCGCGTTCCTCGAAGGCGAATTCAACGTCAACGCGGTGACTCTCGGCACGGGTATCACTGCCGCTGCGGCGACGGATGCGCTGCGCCCGCTGGGCATTCACCTCAAGTCCGCGCTGTCGGCGGCCGACCCGACCTAAACCAAACCTGAACTGATGCGAAAGCCCCGCCACCGAGCGGGGCTTTTTCATTTGGGCTCACATACTCGGAGAGTGCAATGCCCGGTAATCTCGTATTCGACACCAACACGCTGATTCAGGTGGTGCAGAACCTTAAGATGGCGCAGAGCTTCCTGCTCGACAAATTTTTCCCCGGCTTCATCAATCCCGACAGCGAGTTCGTGTCGATAGACGTGGACGTGGGTAAGCGCCGGATGTCGCCGTTCTGCTCACCGCTCGTCGAAGGCAAGCTCGTCGAGAGCCGTCGTTACCAGACGAACACGTTCAAGCCGCCATACATCAAGGACAAGCGCGCACCGGATCTGCGCAAGCCCGTACGCCGCATGATCGGCGAGCGCATCGGCGGCGAGCTCACGCCCGAAGTGCGCGAGCAGATGAATCTGGAGTTCGAACTGAACGACCAGATCGACATGCTCACGCGGCGCCTCGAGTGGATGGGTGCAAATGCTCTTCTGACCGGCACCGTTACCGTCTCGGGCGAAGGCTTCCCGACGACCGTCATCGATTTCGGTCGCGATGGCTCGCTGACGATAGCCCTGACCGGCGGCGCACAGTGGACGGCAGCCAACATCATCGCTGGCACTGCATCGCCGACCAACAACATCGAAACGTGGCAGACGCAGATCCTGAAGGCGTCCGGCGCAGTCGCGACCGACATTGTGTTCACGCCGAAGTCGTGGGCAGGTTTCAAGCTGGATCCGGTGTTGAAGGGTGCCGAGTTCTATCCGTCGCTTGCCCCGTTCGGCAATGCGGTGAACGTCGGCGCACAAATCGAGCGCGGAGGCGTCCACAAGGGCAAGTGGGGCAACTACAACTTGTGGCTCTACAACGACTGGTACGTGGACGACGTTACCAACGTCGAAACGCCGATGCTTCCTGATGGCTCGCTGATCATGTCGGGGCCCGACCTGCAGGGTACGCGTGCTTTCGGCATCGTCGAAGACCCGGCGTTCAACTACGCTTCGCTGCCGTTCGCTCCGAAGACGTGGGTAAAGGAAGACCCGGCGCAGCGATTCCTGATGATGCAGTCGGCGCCCATCGTCATCCCGAGTCGCGTGAATGCTGCGCTGGCCGCAACCGTCGCTTGAGGTGACTATGGCTAGCGAAAAACTCATCGAAGCAGTCGTCGCGCGCGGGCGCACCATCCACGACCAACTGAAGCCGGACGAAGCGCCGGTCCTCAAGCGGGCCGGCGAGACGGTGAAGCTTCCGGAATCGGAAGTGAAGCGCCTCCGCGAATTAGGCTTCCTCGTGCCGGAAAAAGTCGAGGAAGTTGCTCTCGAAGGCGCGCAGATCAGCGGCGGCCAGGTGTCCGTGACGCACTCGGAGTAAGCATGGATTGGGACGATGCCGTCGACGGCAAAATTCTTGGGCCGCTCGTGAAAACGTTCGGGACCTTGATCGCTTACCTGCCGGCCGCCGGCGCGTCGTTCCAGATTCAAGGCATCTACGACAAGGCGTTCTTCGGAGTGGATCCCACAACTGGATCACTTGTCGTGACCAATCAGCCGACGGTGGGTATCCAGATGTCCCAGTTCGATGGGCGCGAGGAGCCGTTGCAGGGCGATCAGTTGGTGATCGTGAAGACTGGCGAGCAATGGGAAGTGCGCGAGGTCCATCTCGACGGTCATGGTGGCGGCCGGCTGATGCTCAACGTACCGGGGCAAACTGATGTCTGATCCTACCGCGCGCGCGGAGTACAGGGCGTTGTTGTTGGCAGTCCTTGCGACCGTTCCAGGTATCTCGCTGTATTCCCCCGGAGACTGGAACCAGACTGCGGACAAGCTGCCTGCGTTGAAGCTGCGGCAAGGGAAAGACAGGAAGGAATCGAACGGCCGAAATGGGCCAACGTCCTTCACGACGGTGAGCGTGTTCGAGATGCAGGTCGAGGTCTCAGCACGATCAGGCCCGGCAGCGCTTCTGGCGCTGGAGGGCTTCGCAGCAGACATCGAGGCGGCGATCTTCAAAAGTGCTCCGCTACGCGCCAAGACTCAGAATTTCCCGTTCATGGTCACCGAAACCGATGTGAGCGCCGAGGGTGCAACGCACGTTGGAACGATGTCTATTGCGCTTGGCGTCGAGGTGCTCGAAACGTTTTATCCGGACGTGAATGCGCAGGTGGCTGAAATCGACCTGACTGCCGATCTGATCAATGTGGCAGACCCGAGCGGTACGTACCCCGATCCACCGTTCCCAGATGCCGTGACGCCCGCTCCGCGGACGGCGGGGCCTGATGGCCGAGCCGAAGGCTTCGTCAAAGTCAATTTTTCTCAATAGGAGTGACGAATGATCGTCAAACCTGCGCCGGGCCTGAAAGTGCGGCATCCGGTCACGAAGCAATTGCTGCCGCCGGAAGGCATCGAAGTGCCGGAAGACGACATTTTCTGGACGCGTGTGCTGAACGATGGCGATGTCGTGCGCGCTGACAACACCGCCGCGAAGTCTGGGAGCAACTCGCAATGACTATTCCATTCAAGCAGATCCCGCAGAGCATCCGCACGCCGCTGTTCTTCGCCGAGATCGACAATTCACATGCGAATACGTCGGTTGCGAATCAGCGCGCGCTGCTGATCGGCCCGATGACGTCGGCCGGTATCGCGACGCCGAATGTCCCGCTGATCTCGGCCGGTACGGGTGACGCCAATCAGCAGGCCGGAGCGAACTCGGTACTAGCCCTGATGACCGCCGCATATCGCCAGAACGACCAGTTCGGGGAGCTCTGGTACCTGCCGGTCCAGGACGCGGCAGGTGCGACGGCGGCGACTGCCTCGATTGCCTTCACGTCCGCACCTACCGCGAATGGTACGATCTCGCTGTACATCGCCGGTCAACTCGTGACGGTCCCGGTGACGGCTGGTATGACGACCGCACAGGTGGCGACGGCTGTCGCTGCGGCGATCAACCTGATTCCCGCAATGCCGGTCACGGCGTCGGTGGCGACGAGCACGGTGACGCTCACGGCGGATAACAAGGGGCTCGTTGGCAACGACATCGACGTACGGTTCAACTTTGTCGGCGCGCAGGCTGGAGAAGTGCTCCCGACAGGGTTGGCTGCGACTATCACCGCGATGACGGGTGGTGCGACGAACCCCACATTGACGACGGCACTCGGCAATCTACTCGACATGCCGTTCGACTTCATCGCGTGCGCATTCACCGATGCGACGTCGCTTGATGCGCTTAAGGCGTTCCTGAACGACCAGACAGGGCGCTGGAGCTGGCAGCAACAGGTATTCGGCCACGTGTTCTGCGCATACCGCGGCACGTGGGCGAGCCAGACGACCTTCGGCACGGCGCGGAACAACCAGCACGAATCGGTGATGGGCTTCAACGACTCGCCGACGCCGGCATGGCAATGGGCCGCTGCGCTGGCCGCGGTGACGGCCGTGAGCGTCCGTGCTGATCCGGGCATTCCGATGCAGACGGTGGCGCTCGCTGGCGTGCTGGCGCCCCCGCTGCAGTCGCGCTTCAACCTGAGTCAGCGCAATACGCTGCTCTATGACGGTATCTCGACGTTCACGGTGGCTAGCGATGGGACGGTGGCGATCGAAAATCTGATCACTACGTACCAACTCAACGCGTTCGGGCAGCCCGACAACAGCTATCTCGAAATCGAAACCATGTTCCTGCTCGCGTACGTCTTGCGCCGGCTGCGAACAATGGTCACGACCAAGTATGCGCGCGTGAAGCTAGCCGCGAACGGCACGCGGTTCGCGCCCGGCTCGGGCATCGTGACGCCGAACATCATCAAGGCCGACCAGATCGCCGAGTATCAGGCGATGGAATACGAGGGCTACGTGCAGGGAAGCGACATCTTCGCGCAGGCCATCGTAGTCGAGCAAAACAGTTCGAACCCGAACCGCGTCGATGTGCTCTGGCCCGGCACGCTGATCAACCAGTTGCGCATCTTCGCGCTCCTGGCGCAGTTCCGCCTCTCGACAACCCAGTCGTAGTCGGTCCCGTCAACGCAGTGCGCCGCCTGAATGGGCGGCGTTTTCATTTGTGGAGAGCCAACGATGGCTAACAACACGCCGTTCATCGCCGGCACCGCATACCTGACGGTAGACGGGGTGAACTATCAACTCGAAGGCGAGTTGAAGTACGACGTCGGTACCGTGACGCGGGAATCGCTGAGCGGTCAGGATACGGTGCACGGTTTCAGCGAAAAGCCGAAGCCTCCGTCGATCTCTGCATCGATCCGTGATTCTGGCGGCCTGAGTCTCGCTGCATTCAACGCGATGCGCAGCCAGACGATCGTGCTCGAGCTCGCCAACGGCAAGACCGTTATCGGCCGCAACATGTGGACAGTCGAGGCGCAGGAAGTCGACACGACCGAAGCCAAGTTCACTGCGCATTGGGAAGGCCTCCAAGGCGCGGTCACGGAGAACTGATCAATGCAGGAAACCAAGACCATCGTCCTGCGCAAGCCGCTGACGTACGGCAAGGGTGATTCAGCGAAGACAGTAACCGAGATCACGGTACGAGAAGCGACGGCTGGCGAGTATGAGGCCGCTGAGAAGGCGGCCGGCCAGTTCGGCACGTCGATCGCGCTGATCGCACTGCTGAGCGGTGAGCCGATCGACGTGATCGATCAGATGTACGGAAGCCAGATCAACGAGGCGGAAGAATTCATTGCTTCATTCGGTCATGAGGCAGCCAATTTTCCGGCAGCAAGCGCCGAGGAAATCGTGATCCCGCTGGTGAAGCCGGTTTGCATCACGAAAGAGGACAGCCCGCTGAATCTGGCCTCTCTCAGTCTCTGCGAACCCACAAATCAGCAGAACCGGAAGGCGGTAGCTGCCGGCGGCCCGTTCGCCGCTGCGATCGCGCGCATCAGTCTGGTCGGAGGCTATCCAAAAAACGCCGTGCGCGCGCTCTGCGCTCGTGACTTCATGGCGGCCGTCGGCTATTTCAGCGGTTTTCAGGTTCGGCGATCACCGGGCTCGGACGACTGATCGCCCAGCGTACCGACATGCCTGAAGGGTGGGACGACCGCCTAGACGAGTTGACCTACTTCATGCGATGGGGGCCAGACGTTGTCGAAGGCATGACTTTTACCGAGTCATTGCGTCGGCTCGATCGAGCCCGGCGAATGAAAAACCAGATAGGGGCCTGACATGAATATCGCCGGCGGTGCCGGCGCGGTGCTCGGCACGGCGTCCGGGATCACGAATCTGGCCAGTTCGCTTGCCGCGCGACTCGGTGGTTCGGCGGCTTCGTATTTTGAGCAGCTTCGCCCAGCATCCTTCCGCGGTGTGCCATTCGTTTCACTGGGTGGCGAAAGCGCCTTCGGTCGCCGTAACGAGCTGCACGAATATCCGCAGCGCGACACGGTATGGGTTGAAGACCTCGGCCGCCGCGGGCGCCGCATCCGAATCTACGGGTTTGTGGTCGGCGACGACGTCATCGCACAGCGCGACATTCTGATCGCGGCGTGCGAAACGTCTGGTGACGGTTCGCTAGTGCACCCAACGCTCGGGCGCCGCACCGTCAGCCTGATGGATTTCAGATCCATAGAACGGTGGGAGAAGGGCCGCTATTTTGAGTTCCAGTTCGAATTCATCGAAGGTGGTCCGCGCACGTATCCAACGAGCGATACAGCGACGACGCTTGCAGTATCGAACGCGTTTGGCGGCCTGAATGTAGCCGCAGCGGCTGACTTCGCCAGGACAGCCAGCACTGCAATATTGCAAGGCGCTGCGGTGCTCGGCGCGGCTGTCGATGCCTCTGTCGGCTGGTACACCTATGCTAAAAATCTCGTTGGCGATGCGCGGAACCTCTTCAAGCTGTTGACGAATCTGCCCGGCGACTTCGGGCGCTTTACGGGTAGTGCGACACTGCCCACCTTCAGCAAATATCCGAGTTCGTCGGTCGGGAAGTCAGGAGTCACAACTCAGGGCCTGATTGAGCAGGCGACTGCGGCGCGGGCTGCTGTCACAACGGCGTCCGAGATGCTTGATACGGCCGCGCGTTCCCTTGATGCATCGACGGTAGGAGACTTCTCCACCGCCGCGCAGGGCGTGACATCTGCTGTCCTTGCCGCGACGACTGACCCAGCCGACGGCGTTCGGCTGCTGTCTTCGCTGAGCGGATATGTGCCGTCAGGGTCGACTACAACGTCGGTGATCGGTATCGCTATGGGGCAGATGCAGATGGCATGCGGCGACCTATTTCGTCGGAGTGCGATCGCATCGGTGGCGCTTGCATCTTCGACGTATCAACCGACGTCGAGCGATGACGCGGCGAACATGCGTGATCAGGTCTCGGCGCTGCTTGATGCGGAGATCGATGTCGCGGGCGACCAGGGCGAAGACGATACATACGAAGCACTGCGCACGCTACGTGCGGCGGTAGTAGCGGATTTGAATAAGCGCGGCGCTGCGCTTTCGTCGATCCAGACGTTCGTTTTTGCCGGCTCAATGCCGGTGCTGGTACTGGCGACACGGATTTATCGCGATCCAACGCGTGCGGACGACCTGACGACACAGATTGACCCGATACACCCAGCGTTTTGCCCTAGATCGTTCAAGGCACTCGCGAATTAGGCGATGACTCATGGCAAACAAGATTGCGATCGCGATCACGGCGAAGGACGCTGCATCGGGCCCAATCGGGAAGGTGCGGTCGAGCATCGAGGGGCTTGGAAAGCAGATCCGCAGCAGCAAGATCGACAAGCTGGGCGATTCGATCAGCATGGGGCTCAGCTCGAGCGGCGGGGCAATCTCAGCTGTTACGCGGTTCGTTGGTGGGTCAGGCCTGATCACCGGCGCGGTGGCGGCTCTGGTCGGCAAAATGGCGCAGATCGAGTCGGAATGGGCCTCCTCCGTGCGCTCCATGAGCAACCTAGGTACCCGGACCGGCCTGTCGACCCGCCAGGCGTACGGAGTGCAGTACGCCGGGCGCCTTGCGGGTCTCTCGCCCGAGCAGGTGAATGGCGGGGTAGAGCAGGTGCGTCAAGCCTATAGCGACGCCATCAACAACAGGAATCCCGAGGCTCTAAAAAGATTCCAGGCGGCAGGGATCTCGACGAATCCAGCCCGGATGGAAGACATCGAATCCGTGCTGACGAAGCTGGCCGCATACGCGTCGGTGCTACGCTCGCAGGGAAAGTATGGCGGGGCGCAGAACTTCCTTGGCGCGGCAGGCGCGGGGCAACTCGTTGACTTCCTCGATCGCGGGCCTGTGCAGGTATCCGCCGATCTGCTGGCGGCGAAGAACTACATACCGACAGACGATGATATTCGCCGGGCGAAAGAGTATGCGGATGAGTCTGCCCGGCTCGGCATCACATACGACAAGCTCAAGACCACGATCCTTAGCGATGTCGAGCCGGCATTGAACACGCTGCTCACCAGCATCCAGTTTCTGTTTGACTCGGCGAGCGGTCGCCAGCATCCGGCGCCGCGCGCAGACGGCTCAGACAGCACTGAGCAGCGCCTCTGGAACGGCTTTGAGCGGTTCGGCAATGTGCTTCGTGGGCGCGGCAACGCGACCATGGCACAGCTCAACGAGCAAACGCCGGTTGGTAACGGCGCTCAGCTTGAACGTGCGCGGACCGACGTAGAGTGGTACATGAATCACGGGTTGTCGCGCGAGCAGGCTGTCGGCATGGTGTCCAACATCAGCCGGGAAAGCGGTTTCGACGAGCGCGCAGTCGGCGACAACGGGAGGGCGGTAGGGTTGCTCCAGTGGCATCCGGATCGTCAGGCAATCTACGAGCGCACATTCGGGCGGCCACTGGCAATGGCTAGCCACGAGGAGCAGCTTGGCTTTTCCTTATGGGAACTGCAGCACAACGAGCGGGCCGCAGGTGATGCTCTGCTGGCTTCGTCGACAGCTACCGACGCCGCTGCAAAGGTGTCATCGTTGTACGAACGTCCTAAAGATCCAAACGAGTCTTCCGTGCGTGCTGGCATAGCTCGGGACCTTGACAGCCAATTCGGTGAAGCGACCGGGGCACCAGGGAAAATGCGTATCGAGATTGTGCACAAGAACGCACCGACCGGCACAAGCGTTAATGTCGAAGCATCGCCGAACGTCGACACCACGCTGACGACAGATCGTCAGCAGGCGCCGCTCGGCGATCAATATGCATATTCCCCAGGAAACTTCTAATGCCGAACGCAGACCGTATCGTCGACGGCGTTGGGGCGAAGCCGAGCGTCGATGAGGTTCGGGTTCTACTGACCGATGACGGCTTGATGTTGACCGGCTGGAAGGCCGTGCGGATCTCTAGATCCATTGAGGTAGCGACATCGTCGTTTGAACTGTCGTGCTCGGCAGACGCGAACACCCTGAATCTGATTTCAAAGGAGGGGGCTCCAGTCAAAATTTCGATCGGTGATGACGTAGTCCTCTCAGGCTTCATCGAGACGATCGAACAGACGCTGGCGCCGCGCGTGCATCTGATTAAGCTCTCGGGGCGCGGCAAGCTCTCCGATCTTGTCGATTGCTCCTGCCGGATCGATAAAGTCAATGCCAACACGTCACTCGCTGCGCTATGCACCGCGATCGCGGCGCCATACTCGGTCAATGTGTTCGTGCCACCCAATGGGACACAGGCGATCCTCGACAAGCTGCCTGTTCTTCCCCGGCAGATCGTGAGCATCACTGAAACCGCGTGGGAAGTGATTGAACGATACGCGCGCTATTGCGGCATGTTGGTGTTCGAGAGTGAAGAAGGTGAGTTGACGATCTCGACCGCCGGCACGGAGCTCGGGGCATCAGGGCTAGCTCTGGGGCAGAACGTAGAGGCGATCTCTTGCACGAAGAGCACGCTTGGCACATTCAGCACTTTCAATGCTGTGTTGAGTGCGTATAGCGCCGGCGCAGACGATGAAGGCGTAACGAATCTTCCTGTCGTTACTGTGGTAGCGAAGAGCAGCACAGGCCGCTTGCGCCCGACGTACTTTGTTTCTGAGCAGAGCGCGACTGATCGCCGGTTCGTGGAGAAGCGCGTGAATTGGATGGCTTCGCGGTCCTACGGAAGGTCGCGGCGCGTGCGCGTTCTGGTCGATAGCTGGCGCGACGCGAGTGGGTCGCCGTGGATTACGAACACTAACTATCCGGTGACTGCTGATGCGGTGGGCATACCTGAAAACACGATTCTTCTACTTGCCGAGGTGACGTTCATCCTCGACAAGTTGGGAACTCACGCGGAGCTGGTGTTCGGGCCGCGGCAAGGCTTCCTGCCCGAGCCTATCGCACTGGATGTGTTACCGATGGATGAATCGACCCAAACAGGGGCGCAGCAATAATGCTCGACCAATTGAACCGCCTGGCCCGCCGGATTCTGTTGATGATGGCGCGCGGCTCGATCACGCTTGTCGACGACACGAAGCCCGTACAGATGCTGCAGCTTCGCATCAACGGGCTTGAGTTGATCTCCGATATTCCACGGTTCATAGAATACGGATTCACCTCGAATCCGCCGGCCGGCACACAGGCTGTCGTCGCCATGAAAAACGGCGATCGCAATGACGGAATCGTGATTGCAACATCGAACGCAAAGTACCGCATGAAGGGCCTTGCGACCGGCGAGGTGGCGATCTACGACGACAGCGGGCAGTCTGTGTATCTGTCGGCGGCGGGAATTGTGGTGAATGGTGGCGGCAAACCGATCGAGATCACGAATGCGCCGTCAATTTTGGCGGATACGCCGCTGCTGAAATGCACAGGCGACATCCTCGATAACTGCAACACGAACACGCGAACGGTCGCTGGCATGCGTGAAGTTGCGAATGCACACACGCATGAAGTGCCGAACGTCCAGCTTGGTGGCCCAGGCACTGAGACCAACACCCCGAATCAACAGGAGTAACCCATGTCCGACATCTCGGTAGTCTGGGACGTCGACAACAGCCGAGGCGATTGGAAGTTTGTTGCGCCGGCACTCGTGACCGGGAACGACCTTCAAAGCGCTGTGCTGGTGAGTCTCTTCACCGATCGTCAGGCAAACGTCGATGATTCGATCCCGGACGGGACTGGCGATCCTCGAGGGTGGTGGGGTGACATTGGCGAGGACAAACTGATCGGTTCGCGGCTCTGGTTACTCGATCGTTCGAAACAGACTCAGGAAGTGCTCAACAATGCACGCGACTACATCATCGAGGCCCTGCAGTGGCTCGTCGACGATGGCGTGGTAGCAAGCATTGATGTGCAGACGGAATGGACGCGCGACACATTTCTCGGCGCGCAGATCATCCTCTATCAACCGACGGGCCCGCAGATACCGCTGACGTACGCGTGGGCCTGGAACCAGCTCTCCTGATATGCCATTTCAAAGAAAGACGCTTTCCACCCTGATCAGCGAGGTGGCGGCCGACATCTCGTCGTCGCTACAGGGTGCCGACGCTCTGCTTCGCTTTGCCGTGTTGAAGATCATCGGCAAGGTCCAGGCTGGCATGTCTAACATGCAAATGGGCTATCTGGATTGGATTGCGAAGCAGGCTGTCCCGTTCACTGCAGAAGATGAGTATTTGCAGGGCTGGGCAGCACTCAAAAAGGTATACCTAAAGGAAGCCTCGCAGGCCATCCTGCAGGTGTCTTTTCCGGGGACTGTCGGAAAGACGCTCGACGTCGGTACGCAGGTCGTTCGTGGCGATGGCGCGACCTATACCACTAATGCTGTCGGGACAGTCGATAGCACGGGATTTGTCTCGGTGGCGGCCAAGGCAGACGCGGCCGGGGCAGCGGGCAATTCTGATGTTGGGACGGTTATGACCTTGGGCGCGTCAGCCGACGGCATTCAGTCGACTGGAAGCGTGATGGCCACGGTATCAAGTGGTGCCGACATCGAGACGAACGATGAGCTTCGCAGTCGGATGCTGGCCGCGTATCAGAACACTCCGCAGGGCGGGGACAAGAACGACTATGAAGGTTGGGCGCTCGCCGTCGCGGGGGTCTCACGTGCTTGGTGTGCCCCGAATGGATTCGGTGTCGGCACAGTCGTGATTTACACCATGTTCGACGACGCTGAATCGCTCCATGGAGGCTTCCCGCAGGGGACGAACGGTGTCTCCCAGCATGACGAAGGTCCAGGAGGAATGCCGCGCGGGACTATAGCGACTGGGGATCAACTGGTCGTGGCGGATGCCCTCATTTCCGAGCAGCCTGTGACCGCCCTGGTTTATTCATGCGCGCCGGTGCCGAATAGTCTGACCTTCACGATCGACGGACTTTCCGGTGCATCAGCCGCAACGCGATCGGCGATCTCAGCCACGATTTCGGATGTTTTCTTTCGCAGTGGCGACCCGCGCGGCGGAACGGTCAATCGTTCGGACATTGAGTCATCCATAGCAGCAATCTCGGGGACCAGTGGCTTTGTTATCTCGCTTGTGCAAGGGGTCATCGACACTACGGTCACCACCTATGCGGGGAATATCACAGGCAGCTTCGGATCGTTGCCGGTGCTCGCAAATGTGATCTATTCCTGAGGGATGAATGCTTGCACCGAATTTTACTGCTGCGAACTTCCTTGCCGCGATGCAGGCGTTGCTGCCGCGCGGCAGAGTGTGGCCGCGCGACGATGATGCCGTACAGACGAAAGTGCTGGCCGGCCTGGCGCCGTCCTATGAGCGGCAGACTGCACGAGCGAACTATCTCCTGATCGACTCGTTTCCAGCGACGAGTTATGAGTTGTTGCCGGAATGGGAGTCGACGCTAGGTCTGCCTGATCCCTGTGCTGGCATAGCGCCGACTATTCCGCAGCGGCGCAGTCAGGTAATTGCGCGCTTTACCAACGTTGGTGGAGCGTCCATCCCATATTTCATAGGGTTCGCAGAGAGTCTAGGTTTCACAGTCACTATCGAGCAGTTCACGCAGGCGCGTGTTGGTCAGCTTCGTGCCGGTGCGCCTTGCTGCGGGCAAGACTGGAACTTTGCCTGGCGTATCACAGCGCCTCTCGCCTCGGTATCAAGAGCCGTCGCTGGCGCGATGGCTGCCGGCGATCCGCTCGCATCTTGGGCGAACAATGTTCTCGAATGCGAAATCAGATCTGTTATTCCTGCGCATACAGTACCGATATTTGCTTACGACTTTCAGATTGAAGACTGGACGGTTGTGACACACGACGGCTATGCAGTTGTCACGAATGACTATTCCGTCGTAGCAGCTCCCTAGCGTACTGCGCAAGTCAACCTTTAAAGCCGCCTAGTGGGCGGCTTTTTTTATCTACGCGATCTATGGCCACCGGAAAGCAACTTACCAACTTCGATCCCGCGGCGCCGATCTCCGACGACGACCAGATTTTCATAGCGCAAGGAGGCGCTCGCGCAGGAATCGAGAAAGCCGCGACCGCCGCTCAACTTGCGACGTATGTGCAGGCTCCCCTCGCAAACGGTAGTGCGCCGGACGCCGGTCCCCTGACCGGTTCCGAGACCGTTTCTGTAAGCCGCGGTGCCGGTCTATTGCAGACAGTGTGGAACTCTGTCGCGGAGTTCGCGCTGTCGATCTTCACGCTCCTCATGTTGACGGCAGCGGGCGCCGTAAAACGCAGCATCGTCGGCAAACTTCTCGACATCGCGATCACACCGCATGATTTTGGAGCAGTTGGCGACGGAGTAACAGATGACACCGCGGCGTTGCAGGCATGGCTTAACGCGGCGAATGGCGGCCGTCAACTCACTTGCGTTCCAGGGTCTGTCTATGGCTTCACGAATCTTACGCTTCCCAGTCCTACGCCATATACGGCTGTAGGGGCTAACGGTGTGCGCGGTTTTGCGATGGTGATTGACGGCCAAAGCGCCACATTGAAGAAGATCGCAGCTGGTTCCGATGCAGCTTACGGCATTGCATCGGTGAAATGGCTCACAAATACGAATGGTGTCAATTCGCCAATCCGTATCAGCGATCTGAACATAGACTTGAACGGCTTCGCGACTGTTGCCGGCCTTATTACGCAGCACTGGAACTCGGTATATGAGCGGGTGAACGTGTTCAACGCGGCGGGGGATGGGCACATGCAGGTTGGCTCAACTCGCAATGGGACAACAGTTTCATCTACCTTGAATAACAACAGATGGAGCGGATGCAATTGGTATTCAAATGGGGGCTCGGGACTTCACATATATGTGCCGTCACTTAGCAATAACGCTGACGGAATTATCGAGAATTGTTACGGCATTGATAATGCGCTAGCTAACGTCAAACACGATATTCCTGCTGCATGGACAATCAAAAACCTGCACTGTTGGAATTTCGTCGTGCCTCAGACTGATCTCGGTGTGACGGTATGGGGTGCATGCAACACGACACAGTTTATCGGCTGTCAGTTTGATGTAGATGGTACCAATGCATCAATGCCTTCGTGCTATATCAGCGGCGGCTCGATCTCTCTAGCGGCGACGTTTGCAGCCTGCTATTTTTTTGCGCCGCTTGCAATTGCGAATGCGCAAACGTTCAGAATTGTGTACGCATTGGATGCCGCCTGCCAGTTCAAGAATACCTATTTGCATTTCCTAGGCCCGAATATTACCGTGACGGACGGCGGAACGGGATGGCTGCACCCAACGCCGATTATTTCTGACGTTGCTCCAACCAGTCCTAACCCGAGCACGGTCTATTCAAAAGCCGCATTTTGGCATAACAACAAGGTATATCTCGAAGGGCAACACCTGCTTACCAAGGGCGCTGCAGCGCCATATACCGGCGGGTACAGTTATGTGCCGCTTGTAAGCCATAAATATTCAACGGTTGCGAGCGGCGCAACGTATGCGATGGGCTATGCCGATCCACTGCTGCAAATGTTTGCAACGCCTTTGACGGCCAACATTACATATCAGTTGCCGCCTAAGTCGAACATCTCCGACTTCCAAAAGCCGTTTGTATTTCAGCGGCTGGCCGCGGCGATGGGCGCATTCAGCATCTTGATTGTGGACGTTGACACGGGAGCTACGATCGCGCAGTTGACCACGGCCGGAACCTACCAGAACATTATGTTTGATGGCAGCAACTGGAAGACGGCCGGGTCGGGGAGCCTATAGCGATTGATCGTTACAGTCCCAGCGCTTTGCGAATTTGGTGCCGGGCATCTGCCGCGCCAAACTTCAGACCGGCGCGATAGCTCTGCTCGTGAATCTGAATCGCGCAGTTGACGTGTTCTGCTGTGGATCCGGCGGGAAGCGTGAAAAGGACATTTCCGTCGCAATCCCACACGCTGACATGCGCGGGATTCGCATCGTTCATATGCTTCGCGCCGTAGTTGTCGACAACGCCTTCGATGGTTTCGTTCGCCATTTGGTTGTTCCCTATTTGTTGGAGTGACCGCCTTTACTGTCGAAGGGCGGATTATGCACTACGGAATCTGTCTTTGATATTTTCAGCCGCTTACAGAGCGGCTTTTCCATTTCTGAGCCCCTAAATATGGGATTTTTTTCTGAGCGCCATAACAGCGCAAATGAGGCCATATGTTTCGCATAGATGACGCGACTGCTGCGACGTCGCTTCCGATCCCTGAGGCCGCAGGGTCCGAAGGGTTTTTCACCGAAGGCAATCCAGTCGCAGGTACGCCTGCAACGAACGTGCGCGGCTCGTGGCTGAACATGATCCAGGAGGAGCTGCGTGCGATCGTGGTCGCAGGCGGCTTGGCACCCAGCAAAACCGCATATAACCAGGTGCTTACCGCGCTGCAATCGCTGTTTGCAGGACAAATCACAGGTACCACTAGCTATGTAAAGGTCCCTGTGGTACTGGCCGGAGTCGAAAAGAACCTCATTGTTCAGTGGGGCACCACATCCTTGGCATCTGGCATCAACTCGGCAGTGCAAGTTTTACCCGTCTCATGGCCGACTGGCTATCTCGGCGGAGTGGCGAGCGATACAGGTTCAGTGTGTAGTCCCTGTGGCGTTAATTCCAATGGGCTCAACCAGATCAATTTGTACACGTCTCCCTTCAACGTCTCGGTCGGGTCGATCGTTGCGCATTCCATAATCCTGTGTGGCTGGATCGTCATCGGGTACTAAACATGAACCAAAAATACGCAGCATATGATGCCGGTGGAACGGGCCTCGCTCTCTACGATGCTGTTGACAGCCCCGTTCCGCAGGGCGTCGCCGCGATCAAGATAACGGATGAACAGTGGCAAGCATGCCTTGCGAGTCCTGGCTATACGATCTTGAACGGAGTGCTTGTTCCGCCTCCATCACCGACAGACGAACAGGTCCTAGCTGCCGCACAATCGACTCAAATCGCTGCACTGACCACTGCATATCAAGCAGAGATTCAGCAACCCGTCGCGTTCACAACGGAAGGAGGCGTTAGCCAGACTTTCCAAGCGGATAGCGGGAGCCAGAATGTGCTCCTGGTGGCCACGACTGGATACAACCTCGCCGGCACAACTCCAGAAGGGTTTTACTGGGTCGCCAGTGACAATGCGCAGGTCTCGTTCACGCTCGCTGATCTGAAGGGTCTGTACGCAGCCATGTTGGCGCAGGGTAATGCTGCGTTCACGAAGCTGCAAAATCTGAAGGCTGCAGTGCGTGCCGCGACGACCGTGGCTGGAGTCCAGGGTATCGACTGGTCCTGAGTTGGGCGGGGCGTCATGCTTGTGGCCGCGTCAGATCCCCATCCGCCAACTCGATGATGGCCCCAATCTCCCGGCCGCGCGCATGAAGCTGCTCGACACTGTTGATCGGTCCGTACATGAGTTGCCAGTTGGCCATGCCATACATCAGGACATGAAATCCCATCTCGCGTTTGTCCTCGTCCGAAAGGTACTTGTGGAATTGCCGGCCTGTTGCCACGCCGAACATGCGAGCCATCTGAGTGTTCGTAAAGGACAGTTGCTCTCTGAGGAGCCGAAGCCCTTCCTGCGGGGGTGCCTCGTAGTGCATGGGCGGCCGTTCCAGTGGGGCGCGCGAATGCGCGAAAAGTGAGTCGCATGGTAGTTCCTTTCGGAGTATCGGGCACCGCGAATTGCTTAGCCCTGTGAAACGAAGAATATCACCCCTAGGGTGATTGTCAAGCACCCAAAAACGATTCGACCAACAGCCGCCAGGAGCGGCTTTTTTATTTCCGGGGATCCATGGAAGCCAAAGACATGCTCAGCCTTCCGGATGATGAGTTCCGCGCTCACGTCGTTGAATATCTGGTCGTCCATGACGCCGCCATCGCGGAGAACACTGCGGTCACGCGCAAGGTCGAGGCGACCGCCGATCAGGTTGCGGAAGACACGGCGTTTATCCGCAGCATCTTGGGCGATGTGGCGGCGGGGGCGCGGCTGATGTGCCGCCTTGCGGCCGCATGGCGCTTCTTTCTCAAGCAGGTGTTCATGCCGATCGGACTGCCGCTTCTCGCACTCTATGGGTTCTGGTTCTACACACAGTTCCATCGGTTCCCGGGTTGGTTGGCCGACTGCTTTAAATTTCTGATGGCGGTGATATGAGCCTGACACCATCAATCATCGCCGCGGGCTGCGGTGCAACACAGTTGCGTGCAGCGCAGTGGGCCCAGCACATCCAGGCGGCATGCGACCGTTTCCAGATTACTCAGCCGCTCGACATTGCTGCATTCCTCGCGACCGTCGGTGTGGAATCTGGCCATCTGATCTACACGCGCGAACTATGGGGGCCGACACAGGCGCAACTTACGTATGAGCCACCGTCGCGGAAGGCGAGTGAGCTGGGCAACACGAAAGCCGGCGATGGCCGGCTTTTTTGTGGCCGAGGACTCATCCAAACGACAGGGCGCCGCAACTACACACTCACCGCACTCGGGCTTGGCCTTGATCTTTTGAATCATCCGGAGTTGCTCGAGCAGCCGGCTAACGCCGCGATGTCGGCCGCCTGGTATTGGGCCAATCGCAAACTCGGTGTGCTCGCTTTGGATGGAAATTTTCTCGGCGTATCGCGCGCGGTGAATGTCGGCAGCGCGATGTCGAAGGCAACGCCAAACGGGTGGGCGGAGCGCCTCGCGCTGTATGGCGCTGCAAAGGCTGCGCTCGGGATCAATTAAACGGCGAACGATCTGCCGCGCTTTAACAGCCGCCTCCGGGCGGCGTCTTTCGTTTACGGCCATGCCAATCATCAAACATCTCGTCGATGCTGCGAAAGGCAAGCATCCGATCACTGCTGCGCGCTCGGGCCATTGGCCTACGGTGCGCAAACAGCATCTCGTGCTGCATCCAGTCTGCGAGGTTTGCGGCGGGTCTGAAAAGCTCGAAGTGCATCATCGCCGCCCGTTTCACTTGCATCCGGATCTCGAGCTCGATCCATCCAATCTCGTGACGCTCTGCGAATCGAAAAAGAGCGGGGTGAACTGCCATCTCTGGTTCGGTCACTTGGGCAATTTCCGCAGCTTCAACGTCGACGTCTTGCTCGACGCGGCTATCTGGCTCGGAAAGCTCAAAAGCCGACCTCTTTCTGACAAGGAGTAACAAGTGACTCAAACATCGAGCCTCGTCACCGGTGGCGCAACGCTGACTGCCGCGTCGCTTGTTCCGGCAGTGCAATGGGCAGCGACTGGCTTCAAAGGCGTGATGCCGCCAGAAGTTCAAGCGCTTGTCGCGGCCGCGGCCGTCACGGTCATCCATGCCGTACGCAACGTGATCGTCACGCACTTTGCCGCGAAGGGGGCCGCGGCGCCGCAATGATCCGCGCGGTGCTCTGTGTGCTGTTATCCGGCTGCACGGTAGTCGAGCACGTTCAGGTATTGCCCATCATCAATCCGATGACGGAGGACGTCTCCTGCTGTGTCGCCTATGCAGAAATTCCTCCATCAACCCATCTGACCGTCCAGGTCACGAAGTCTCCGGACCTGAAAGTCAAACTCGGCGCCAAGTGGCGCTTCTGATTTCACCCACCCGAAGGAACCCTTGAAATGAAAAAGTTCATGCTGCTTGCGGCAGGCCTTGTCCTGTCCATCGCTTTCGCTGGCTGCGCCGGCACGGCCACCGTCGCTGCCGACTTCCAGACGCAAGTCGCGAAGGCATGCTCGGTCGTTCAGCCGACGCTGCTGTCGATGCAGGCAATGACGGTCTCTGATCCGGTGCAACAGGTGATTCTCGGCCAGGTCGTGCGGGACAATGCCGCGCTATGTGCCGCGAATGCCTCGGTCGATCCCTCGACCGTGTCGAACCTCGTGAATACATCGATCCCGGCGGCCGTGCAGGTGGTTGGGTTGCTGCCGATCGATTCGGGTATGCGGACGAGCGTTCAGATCGGCTTGATGGCGTTCCAGGTGGCGCTCTCCGCTGCGCTTGCTCAGTACGGTACACCCACGGCCGCGCCGGTGCCTGCGTCTGGAGCGTCGCCATTGTGAGTGCGTTCCTCTCCGTTCTGCAGGTCAAGCCTGCCTCAGGTAAGGATGACGGCCAGTGGGAGCTGCTGGCCGATCTGGTCTATCAATCGGACGTGGCAGGAATGACATTCACGGTACCGGCCGGGTTCATCACCAATTTCGCGTCGGTACCGCGAATCCCGATCGTCTACGAATTGGCCGGTGACACGGCATCAAACGCAGCGACCGTCCACGACTACCTGTACAGCACGCACATCGTGCCGCGTGCGGTGGCAGATGCGGTCCTGCGCGAAGCGTCGGACGTCACGGCTGTGCCGGACTGGCGCCGGCAGTTGATGTGGGCCGGCGTTCGTGCGTTCGGCTGGCTATATTGGGGTGGGGCGGCGACGTCGACAAAGCCTGCCAGAGCCGCTGCGGTTGCGCAGCCGACTCCAGTGAGTCTGTAAAGCGAAAAGGCGTTGTGCATCGTGCGCCCTTTCGACTCATCGTTAATTTTCCGGAATGCACGTGGTCGCTGGGGTGCATCTATCAGCTCATCATTCCAAGCGGTGCTCGATCGGCCGGCGGAATCTCGCCGACAGTCTTACCGAACTTCGATGCGACATACGCGCGCATCGCGGCAACTAGATATGTCGGCCCATCTATGCTTTCATCGTCGCTCGATCGAACGAAGGCGGACCAGTACCCCAGTTCACCCTGCGAATCGACGGGGCCGTAGAGCACGCTAATCAGCGCACCCTCGATGAGCGGTCCGCCTTGTGTCCAATTGGTCGAAGGAGAATAGTCGACCCATACGCCGCCTCCGAAGCCTTGGCTCCTGTCCAAGGCCTGAGTGCGACGGTCGCTTGTGCGCAGCGAATCGTGGCCGGTCGCTTTACCGACCCAGTAGTCCAGCAATGCACCTTCAAGTTCAGCGACTCGCATATTTTCGTCTCCCGCGCCTAAGCGCACATCAATCAGTCCGCATTCTAAGGCGCGTCAGACAACCCCGATCTCAAATCGCTTTCCCAAGGCCTCCACGGCCCCTGCAATTGTGTCGATCTTCGTTACGTGCTTGATGTCGACAATGCGGTTGACGACTTGCGGGCTCGTGCCAAGCCGGCGCGCCAATTCCGACGCCGTGACGCCTTGCGCGATCATCTCGTTGAGCAACAGGATCTTCGCCGAGACGCTCGCCGGTAATGCGATCAGCTCTTCGCCCTTCTTCGCCTTCGACGGCGCCGGAACCGGACGCTTGTCCTCGAAGTAAAAGTCCATGGCCGTGAACAATGCATCGGCAGCCATGGCGCGGGCCTCGGCGAGCGTCGCACCACCAGTGAGGGCTTCGGGAATGTCTCGAAACGAAACCATAAAGCCAGTCGTATCAGGTTCAATTAACGCTGGATAACGCAACATATTTCACTCCAATGCTTTTGAGAAACGGTGCTGGGAAAGCCCCTTTCGGGGCCACCCTCATTTGAGACCGAGTTCTTTTAGTATTTTCTTCCTCAACCCTTCGCCAATTTCGTGACTCGGATGCCGAGGAAGAGTGGTTTGGTTTCCGTTCAAGTAGACCTTCGTGTGCCCTGCGCCTTCCTTGAACGTCGCCCCTTGCGAGGCCAACCACCTTCTAAACTCACTCTGCTTCACCGCCCCTCCGTGTTGTTGAACATGTGTTTATGTTAAACACTAATGTTTAAACACGCAAGGGCTTTTTTAAACATTTTTGTTTTCTATGGGTTAGCCTTGTGTGCGGCATGTCATCGCCGCCGCTTGTGCCCGCGTGCGATCATGAGTGCAGCTCGGTCCGCCGGGTCGTCCGGGTCGATTGAGAACGGCGCGATGTCAGCCGCCGACCGCGGCGTCGGCCGCCAGTGCTCCGGCTTTCCCTTGCCTCCGATCGGGCCTATTCGGCGCATCTCCGCGCTAACCGCCGTATCAGCGGCGCGCAGCGGCGCGTCCTCACCGGTCAGCCGTCCGAACTCGGCCCGCTCTGCAACGCGCGTCGCTTTCTGAAGCAGCCAATGCAGATGCGCGAGCAGCTCGCGAGAGTGCTGGACTTCAAGTATCAGGCGCTTCAGATCCTCATTTTCTCCGTGCAGCCGATACCACTCGCGCAGTTCAGTGAGCGTTGGAGGAGCGAAGGGCGGAAGGGTCACGGCAAACTCAAAGTACTGTATGGATGTACAGTCTATGCCGTTTG